GCGCTGGATGATGGACAACATCTTCATCCGCACCGACCCGGCAGGCAACATCAAGGCCGACAAGGAGAAGTCAACCGAGAAGATCGACGGCGCAATCGCAACCATCATGGCGCTCGACCGGGCGATACGCATGGGCAATGACAATGCTGCTTCTGTCTACGATTCGAGAGGCATCTTGTTTATTTAGTGAGAATGCTGTCCTGGTTTGATGTGCCTGTTGTGATGACAATCGTTCTGTTCCTATATTGCACGAAATCCGACAGTGTTTGTGGCATTTCACTTGCGTAAGGCAATGTATCATGGTTTGAGCGCTTGAAAGACAGGTGCTCTGGGATCTCGGTTTCTTTACTACTGATTCGGGGTGGCCGCATCGTTCAGCCGTCTGGCATGGCGGAGCGCGGCTGTCCGGTTGAAAACGAACCGACTAAATATGGAAGGTCATCATGAATGCTTTGAAAAGGCTTACAACAATCGCCGTTATGGGACTTATGGCACTGTCTCTTTTTGGATGCGGAGGAAACAAGGCTACGCCGACGGCAGCGACGACGACGACAACGACGGAAAACATTTCTCCGGAACAGGACTCGTCCACACTGGAAGTGAAGCCTGACGTCAGCGTCCCCCTCGACGAGGCGCACTTCCCCGACAAGAACTTCCGTAGAGCGGTGCAATCTTTGTTCGACACAGACGACGACAACGAGCTCAGTGCAGAAGAGATCGCGAATTCCACGATCCTGGACGCCTATGGTGACCGTATTGCGGACGCTACGGGCATCCAGTACCTCACCAGCCTCACCGCGCTGGACCTGAGCAGCAACATACTGACCTCGGTGGACGTGTCTGGCCTCACCAACCTCACCGAGCTGGTCCTTGAACACAACAATCTGACTTCGGTGAATCTGTCCGGCCTCACCAACCTCACCGCACTGCACCTGAACGACAACGATCTGACTTCGGTGGACCTGTCGGGTCTCACCAACCTCACCAAGCTGGACCTGAGGGCTAACAGTCTGACCTCGGTGGATGTATCAGACTGCGGAGACACTGTACAAGTGCTTGTAGATGACGGGGTGAAGGTCATCGGGAACAATTAGGAATTTCACATGCACTGATTGATAAGGGATGTGTTGGCGCAGGGATTGTATGCCGTTCCGCGATGCCTGAAATGACAGGGTCAGGATCGCAGGGATGCATAAAAAGACCGCCTCGCATGGGGAGTTATTTCTCCGCGCGAGGCGGTCTTGTGTTTACCAAAAAAGCGGCGCGCGAGCCACCCTGGTTCCTATACGTGACGATAGACGAATGATCTTTATAGCAATCATGGGCTTCCTGCTTCTGCGGGAGGCCCTTAATCAAATGGAGGAAATGTTATGAGCATATTCAACAGATGGTTCAGAGGACGCGACGCTCCCAAGGACAGCACGGCGGGCAGTTCGTACCGCTTCTTCTTCGGAGGAACGACATCGGGCAAAGCTGTTACAGAACGCTCCGCCATGCAGATGACGGCGGTCTACTCGTGCGTGAGGATTCTGTCCGAGGCTATCGCGGGCCTGCCGCTTCATCTTTATCGCTACGCGGAGAACGGCTCAAAGGAAAAGGCTATCGACCACCCGCTTTACGAGCTGCTGCACGACGAGCCCAATCCCGAAATGACATCGTTCGTGTTCCGGGAGACGCTCATGACGCACCTGCTCCTGTGGGGCAACGCCTACGCACAGATCATCCGCAACGGCAAAGGCGACGTCGTGGCGCTCTATCCGCTGATGCCGAACCGCATGACGGTCGACCGCGACGAGAACGGGCAGCTCTACTACGAATACCAAACCTCGACAGACGAGGCGCACACCATGAAAGGCAGTCTCGTCAGATTGTCTCCGATGGACGTGCTTCACATTCCTGGACTGGGATTCGACGGCTTAGTGGGCTATTCGCCCATTGCAATGGCCAAGAACAGCATCGGCATGGCGATCGCCTGCGAGGAGTACGGCGCGAAGTTCTTCGCCAACGGCGCGACGCCCGGAGGAATACTCGAGCATCCCGGCGTGGTGAAAGACCCGGAGCGTGTTCGCGAATCGTGGAACTCAGCCTTCGGAGGCTCCGCCAACTCCAACAAGGTGGCTGTCCTCGAGGAAGGCATGAAATACACGCCGATCTCCATTTCACCGGAGCAGGCGCAGTTTCTTGAGACGAGGAAGTTCCAGATAGACGAGATCGCCCGCATCTTCAGAATCCCGCCGCACATGATCGGCGACCTGGAGAAATCAAGCTTCTCGAACATCGAACAGCAGTCGCTGGAATTTGTGAAGTACACGCTCGATCCGTGGGTGTCGCGCTGGGAGCAGTCGATGCGCAGAGCGCTGCTGCGACCCGAGGAGAAGAAAGAATACTTCTTCAAGTTCAACGTGGACGGTCTGCTTCGCGGCGACTACGAAAGCCGCATGAACGGCTACGCCACAGCCCGCCAGAACGGATGGATGTCGGCGAACGACATACGCGAGCTTGAGAACCTCGACCGCATCCCGGAGGACAAAGGCGGCGACCTTTACCTTATCAACGGCAACATGACCAAGCTCGAGGATGCGGGAATCTTCGCAGCCTCAGCATCGACACAGAGAACGGAGGAACAACCTGATGAAGAACAAGAATCGACCGAGAAATCGGAAGAATCACGGGAACAAACGGAGTCCGGTGACCGGCTCCGGGAAAGGAGGAAGTCCTTATGACAAGAAAATTCTGGCGATGGACCAGAAACGAAACGCCGGACAGCTTCGGTTCAGATCGAACGCTTTACCTCGACGGGGAAATATCCGATGAGACCTGGTACGGCGATGAAGTCACGCCGCAGGTCTTCAAGGACGAGCTGAACTCCGGCAAGGGCAATATCACGCTCTGGATCAACTCGCCGGGCGGCGACGTCTTCGCAGCGGCGCAGATTTACAACATGCTGATGGACTACCCGTATGAGGTGACCGTCAAGATCGACGCGCTCGCGGCTTCAGCGGCAAGCGTTATCGCGATGGCTGGCACGAAGGTTTGCATGAGCCCGGTGGCCATGCTGATGGTGCATAATCCGGCAACCATCGCCATCGGCGATTCCGAGGAGATGCAGAAAGCCATCGACATGCTGTCCGAGGTCAAGGAATCCATCATGAACGCCTACGAAATCAAGTCCGGTCTGTCCCGGAACAAGATCAGCAAGCTCATGGACGCCGAGACCTGGATGAACGCCAGGGAGGCCAAGAAGCTCGGATTCGCCGACGAGATCCTGTTCGCCGATGGTCAGAATGAAGCCAAGGAAGAAAATCCGGATGAACCGGATGATTCCCTCATGCTTTTCTCCCGGAAAGCCGTCACCGACTCCCTGCTCTCGAAGCTGATACCGAAACGCAAGCCAGATACCAAGAAACCCATGGAAAACACGGTGAAAGTCACCGATTTGCAGAAGCGCCTGTCGCTTCTCTCACATTAAGGAGGATAACGATTATGACCAAGATTATGGAACTCATGGACCGCAGAGCAAAGGCGTGGGACGCAGCGAAGAACTTCCTCGACACCCACTCCGACAATGGCGGCAATGTGTCCGCGGAGGACGCTACCACCTACGACAAGATGGAGAAGGAAGTAACCGACCTGACGCATGACATCGAGCGCCTGCAGCGGCAGGAGCAGATCGACAAGATGCTCAGTCAGCCGACTTCTTCTCCGCTCACCGGGAAGCCGGGCGCAAAGGACGAGCCGGACGACAAGCCGGGCATCGGCAGCAAGGCGTACAAGACCGCCTTCTGGGATTCGATCCGCAAGCGCAACTGGTACGACGTGCAGAACGTGCTCGAAGTCGGCACAGACGCTAACGGCGGATACCTTGTGCCGGATGAGTACGAGCATCAGCTGGTGCAGGCGCTGACCGATGAGAACTTCTTCAGAAGCCTCGCCCACGTGATTCAGACCGACAGCGGAACGCACACCATCCCGATTGTCGCTTCTCACGGCACCGCTTCGTGGATGGAGGAGAACGGGCTGTATCCGGAATCCGACGACACCTTCGACCAGATCACGCTCTCCGCGTACAAGCTGGGAACCGCGATCAAGGTATCCGAGGAGCTGATGAACGACAGCATATTCGATCTGGAGTCCTACATCTCCACCGAGTTCGCCCGCAGAATCGGGGCCGCCGAGGAGGAGGCGTTCCTCGTGGGCGACGGTCAGAAGAAACCGGAGGGCGTGTTCACCAAGGTCAAGGCGACCGAGGGCGCGACCACGGAAATCGCCAACACGAATATCACCTTCGACGAGATCATGGACGTGTTCCATTCTCTTCGCTCTGTCTACAGGAACCGCGCGGTCTGGATTCTGAACGACTCCACCGTCAAGGCGCTGCGCAAGATCAAGGATGGCAACGGCAACTACATCTGGCAGCCGTCTGTTGTGGTTGGTCAGCCGGACACGATTCTCAACCGTCCGTATCGCACCTCGATCTACGCACCGGAGCTTGCCGCGGGCAACGTGCCGATCCTGTTCGGAGACTTTTCCTACTACTGGATTGCCGACAGACAGGGACGTTCCTTCAAGCGCCTGTCCGAGCTCTACGCAGCGAACGGCCAGATCGGGTTCCTCGCGTCGGAACGTGTGGACGGCAAGCTGATCCTGCCGGAGGCCGTACGCGGTCTTTCCGTAAAATCTGCCTAAGTAACAAGGTAATTATCACGCAGTCGCTCTCGATCTGAATAAGGCTGGGAGCGGCTGTTTTTATGGAGGGATTCTCATGGAAGTAACGCTTGAGGAAGCAAAAACCTATCTGCGAGTCAGTTCTTCCGATGAGGACGAACTGATCCAGAATCTCATCACCACAGCCACCGCGACCGTGCAGGACATCGCCCGCTACTCCGACGAGGAATGGGAATCAGGCGAGGAGAAAATCCTCATAAGAATGCGCATCGCCATCCTCTACACGGTCGCTTATCTCTACGAGCACCGCGAGGATGCGGACCACAATCAGCTGAACCTGACGCTCCGGGCGCTGCTGTTCGGCGTGCGCAAGGAGGGATTCTGATGAAGATTGCGAACATGCGCGTACCTGTCACGTTCCAGAAGAATGAAGTGACATCGGACAAGTACGGAAACCACACCGCGACATGGACGGATTACTTCAAGTGTTGGGCGATGGTCGGGACGGATTCCTACGGCTCGGAGACTTCAGGCGAAGTGATCAATCCGGAGGAATCGCTGAACTTCACCTGCCGATACTGTTCGGAGCTTGCCACTGTGGAATCCACGAAGTATCGGATTCTCGCTGAGGGCAAGGTCTACAACATCACCTACGTGAACCCGATGGGCTACAAGAAGAACACGCTGAAATTCAACTGTGCTTTGGAGAAATCGAAATGAATGAAAAGGTATCTATCGACGGCCTGCGCGACGCGGTCATGAAGGGCCTGCAGGAGTACGCCGACCTCGCCGCAGACGACATGAAGGATGCGGTCAGGGACACGGCGAAATCCGTAAGGAAGGACATCCAGTCCGGCGCTCCCGTACGCACCGGCAAATACAGGAAATCATGGTCGGTCAAGACAGTCAGCGAGGACGCGGACTCCATCGACCTTGTCGTGCATTCCCGCAACCGCTACCAGATCGCGCACCTTCTGGAGCACGGCCACGCCAAGCGCGGCGGTGGCAGAGTTGCGGCTCGTCCGCATATCGCTCCGGCGGAGCAGGCTGGCAACGAGAAGCTGGTGCGTGAAATTGAATTAAAGCTGAAAGGATGCCGCCTATGAGCTACGACGACATTGTAACCATGCTCGAGGAAGCCGATCTTCCTATCGCCTACGATCACTTTGCGGAGGGCGAGTCTCCGGACCCGCCGTTTATCTGCTTCCTGTTTCCGGGAACGGACAACATGTTCGCGGACAACGTGGTCTGGGAACGGATAGATGAGCTGAACATTGAGCTTTACACAGACAAGAAGGACCCGGACATCGAATCGAAAATCGAGGACATCCTGACCGCGCACGAGCTTCCCTACGAGAAGTCCGAGGTCTGGATCGAAGACGAGAAGATGTACGAGGTGCTTTACCAAACTCAAATATTAGGAGGTTAACGATTATGGCTAACAAGAAGAACAAGGTCAAATTCGGCCTGAAGAACTGCCACTACGCCATCGCGACGCTCGCCGAGGACGGGACCGTCACGTTCGGCACGCCTGTGGCGATGCCCGGCGCAGTCAGTCTTTCGCTTGACGCGGAGGGCGACAATGAGCCGTTCTACGCGGACGACACGGTCTATTACATGGTGTCGAACAACAACGGCTATTCCGGCGATTTCGAGCTGGCGCTCATCCCGGAGAGCTTCCTCACGGACGTGATGCACGAGACCGAGGACGCGAACGGCGTGATCGCCGAGAACAAGGATGTCGAGCCGGAGCATTTTGCGCTGCTGTTCGAGTTTTCCGGCGACCAGCGAAAGATCCGCCACTGCATGTATTACTGCTCCGCGACGAGACCGTCAGTTTCTGGTCAGACCAAGGAGGACTCGACCGAGGTGCAGACGGACACGCTGTCCATCACGGTTTCTCCGCTGCCATGCGGCCTTGTGAAGGTCAAGACCGGAACGAACACCACGGACGCTGTTTACAATGCCTGGTACGACAAGGTCTATGAGCCGAGCGATACGGCAAGCACCTCGTCCGGAGCTAAGACAAATAGTGTCTATTCGACCGAGGAGGAATAAGCGATGGCGGTGACAAAAACAATCACGATTGACTGGCAGCCGGTGACGTTCCGTGCATCGGCTGCGATACCGCGTCTCTACCGGAACAAGTTCCACCGGGACATCTACCGGGATCTGAACGAGTTGCAGAAAGGCATCAGCGAAAACGACGAGGAGAACTCCAGTCTCGACACGTTCAGTCTGGAGCTGTTCGAGAACATCGCATGGCTGATGGCAAAGCATGCGGATTCATCTGTCCCGGATACGCCGGAAGAATGGCTCGATTCGTTCAACACGTTCTCGATTTACGAGGTGCTCCCGCAGATCATCGAGCTGTGGGGCATCAATACCGAGCAGCAGGTAGCTTCTAAAAAAAACATCGCGCGACAGAGCGGGAAATGACAACCCCGCTCTTTCTTTTGCGCTGCGTGCAGATCGGGCTCCACATCTCGGAGCTTGACCTGTTGACCATCGGCACGGTCAACGACATGTACGCAGAGATGAGCAACGACGACTGGGACTACCCGGAAATCGCGACGCAGGAAATGATGGATCGGTTCTGATCCGTTATTTCCTTTTCAGACGGGATACGAGCAGCCAGAAGACTGTGGCAGCCGCCATGCAGATGGCGCACACAATGCCCATATTGGCCTGAATGGAGACAGGCGAATAGGAATTGTTGTCTGTACGAGTCAGTTCATAGATGGGAAGGCCCGCTAATTTCACTTGATAGAAAGCGGCGTCATGCGCGTACGCGTACGAATATCCGAAGTAAATAGCAACTGCCATGATGAGGATTCCGATGCCGAATCCGACAGCAATGGCAATGAGAAGTCCTCTCCACTTTTTACTCATCCTTACTGCCTCCGTCATCGTTCTCATTCCCGCGATTTATGAGAAGTCGATAGAAGGGAAAGATTATCGCAGCAATGGGAAACACAATCCAAGTGATGGCCCATCGGAATGTGGTGAAGCTGATGATGAGATACATAACAGTTACGATTGACCAATAGATATCGAGAAGGAATTGCTTATTTTTCATGATCATTTCCCTTTCCATCATCCGCAAGAATGATGGCTTTGCCGCTGTTCGTAATGGAGAATGAGAGAACCTTGTAACCGTTCTGAGCGAGTTCATTTGCCTTCTTCTCGATTTCCTCGGCCATCTTATGCGTTTTCGGATTGTATCCGATAACAAATGTCTTATACATATGCACTACCTCCTGTTTGGAGGATAACAATTCACGCATTTCTCTGCTACCAGCAGAAGGTAAAAATTCGACTAATTCTATGTAAAGCCTTGAAGGGAGGTGTATCCGCATGGCGAACAGAATAAAAGGCATCACCGTCGAGATCGGCGGCGACACCGCCAAGCTGACCGAATCGCTCAAATCGGTCGACAAGCAGATATCGAATACGCAGAAAAGCCTGCGGGACGTCAACAAGCTCCTGAAGCTTGATCCCGGCAACACGGAACTCCTCTCCCAGAAGCAGAAAGGACTCCAGACCGAAATCGCCGCCACCAAGGAGCGTCTCGAAGCGCTCAAGGAGGCGGCGAAACAGGCGGATCAGGCTCTCGCAAATGGAGACATGAGCCAGTCGCAATATGACGCGCTTCAGCGAGAAATCGTCGAGACCGAGCAGGACCTCAAGAGCCTGACCAAGGAGTACGAGAACTTCGGCTCCGTCTCCGCGCAGAAGATCGCGGCGGCTGGTGAGAAGGTCAAGTCTGTCGGCGAGAGCCTTTCGAGTGCCGGGACGAAAATGACGATGGGCTTCACTGCGCCAGTCGTGGCAGGTGCGACAGCCGCAGTCACGGCATACGGCGATGTGGACAAGCAGTTCAACCTCGTCAAACAGACAATGGGCGACACGGCGAACTCCGCAGAGGATTTCGAGGGCCTGTGGGACCAGATCGGCACATCCGCGAAGAACTCTGTCTATGGCATGCAGGATGCGGCAGACGCAACGCTGAACTTCGCGCGTCAGGGCTTCACGGCAAAAGAAGCAACTGACATGCTCACTCCGGCGATGAACCTTGCCGCCGGTACCGGCACGGATCTGTCTGAAACCACCTCCGGGCTGGGCAACGCCATGAAGATGTTCGGCGCGGATTCCTCGGAAGCGGCAAACTACGCGGATGTTCTCGCCAAGGCGCAGGCGCAGGCGAACACCACAACGAGTGAACTTTTTGAAGCTATGTCCGTCGCAGGCCCTATCTGCAAGACCGTCGGATGGGACGTCAAGGACCTCGCGACTATCACCGATGTGTTCGGCAACGCGGGCATCAGCGGTTCCGAGGGTGCGAACGCGCTGAAAACAGGACTCGCGCGTCTCGCTTCTCCTGCCAAGGAAGGCGCGACGGCGATGGATCAGCTTGGGCTTTCCACCGGGCAGACCTACGCCATCTTCAACGAGAACGGCACGCTGAAGGACATGCCGACCGTGCTGGCGAATCTGAACTCCGCCTTCTCCGGGCTGACCGATCAGGAAAAGCTCGAGGCCGCGGCTAATATCTTCGGCAAGAACCAGATGTCCAAGTGGCTGACGCTGATCCAGACCTCGCCTTCGGAAGTAAGCTCGCTCCGTGACGCGCTCGACGAATGCGGCGGCTCGGCAGAGAACATGTCGAACGCTCTGATGAGCGGTACCGGCGGCACAATCGAACAGCTCAAGTCCACCTTCGACGTTCTGACCGTCACCATCGGTCAGGCTGTCGCTCCGGCGTTCCAGAGCCTGATGGAAAAGATCATCGACGTGATGAACGCCATCATGGACATGGACCCGGCGACGCAGAAAATGATCCTGACCATCACGGCAATTGTGGCCGCCATCGGCCCTGTGCTGATTGTCGTCGGCAAGATGGCGACCGGCGTCGGAGCGCTGATGACACTCGCACCCAAGATCGTGTCGGCGATAAATCTGGTTAAAGGCGGCATGGCGGCTCTGAACGCTACGATGCTCGCCAACCCTATCGCGCTGATCATCGCGGCGATTGCAGCACTCGTAGCCGCTTTCATTTACCTGTGGAACAACTGCGAGAGCTTTCGCAATTTTTGGATAAACCTCTGGGACAACATCAAGGAGGTCGCGGTAACCGTTTGGACGGCTATCAAGGACTTCTTCGTGACAATCTGGAGCGCGATTTCCGGTGTATTCACATCCGCGGTGAACGGCATCAGCAGCTTCCTCTCCGGCGCATGGAACGGAATCCAGACCGTAGTCACGACCGTGATGAATGCCATCAGCACGGTAATCCAGACCGTGTGGAATGGAATCAAGACATTCTTCACCACGATTTTTACGGCAATACAGACTGTGGTCACGACATATTTCAATATCTACAAGGCTGTCATCACCGCAGTTCTCACAGCTATTCAGACCGTAGTGACAACAATATGGAACGCGATAAAGACGGTGATTTCTACCGTCTGCACCGCCATACAGACTGTCGTCACCACAATCTGGAATGCAATTAAGACCGCGATTACGACTGTGGTGAATGGCATCAAGACCGCTGTCACGACCGCGTGGAACGGGATAAAGACTGTGACCTCGACCGTGTTCAACGGGATAAAGTCAGTCGCTACGAGTGTATGGAACGGCATAAAGTCTGCTGTGATGAGCGTCGTGAACGTGATGAAGTCCGGGATCACATCCGCCTTCAACGCGATCAAGAGCACGATCAGCGGCATCCTGAACGGAATCAAGTCGACGTTCAGCTCTGTATTTAACGGCATCTGG